GTTGGTTTCATTAATTTAGATAATCCAGAAACACCAAATGGGTCGATGTAAGGAGTTGTTTTGAACGTAATTAAAGGGTTTTCTTTTAAATCTGACTTAACTTTTGGTGGTTCAGCATTTTTAACAGTTTTAGCTTCAGAATCTGCTTTTATTTTAGCAGCAAGATTATTAACTTTTCTACGATCTTTTTTAATTTCTTCATCTTTTTGTTCAGCAAGTGATTCTCTAGCAAAAGCTTTTCTATTTTCGCTATTTAACTCTCTAGCTTTTTCTCTTGCGTTTAAAAGCGAAGCGTCTTTAACAGTTGATTCTTTATTCGTAGCTTTAATAAGTTTAACTTCATCAGCTTTAGTTTCAATTGTTTTAACTTCAGGAGTTTTAACTTCATCAGCTTTAGTTTTAATATCTTCATTAGATTGCTTTGAAACTTTTTCAGCTTGTTCTTTAGAAACATCTTGGTTTCCTTTAAAATCTAAGCTTGGTTCAATAAAAGTTCTAATATCATCTTCAACTTCAGGAAGGTCATCTTCTTTTACCTCTGGTAAATTTGGTTCAATGCTTCTGGCAGTTAAGTCTTCTACTAACAAAGCATAATCTTCACCTAAGACCTTCTTATACTTGTCTATTTCCAACCTTAAATCTTTTAGTATTTGTTTGATAATTATTTTATTCCCTGGTACACCTCCATCTTTAAACAAAGGAATTACTTTGTTGTAAGCAGAGTTAATAATATAATTCTCAATTAAAGACAAAGCTCCAAGTGACTTATCTTCACAATCACAGTCATTTGATTCTAAGTATTCAGGAACAGTTTCCGATATAAAATCAAATGCAGTTGATTTTAAAGTATTGCTCATAGTTCCAGTTAATGGCAAATTCAAAAAACTTTCTATTGCTAGTATTGCGTTTTTCATTATTTAATGGAATTTACTAATTGAACTTCATCAATTAAAGTATAACTAAAAGTTTTTAATTTTGTTTTTTCTAATCGTTCGATAAATCTTTCAAAACTAGTTTTAGATTCAAAGACTTGACAACCTGCTGAAAACGAATCAATTCTACCTGTAATATCAAACATACTAGACGCTCTATGGATATTTAAACCAAATAAGCCTTGTTGAATTGAAAGTTTATTATAATCATAATTATCGTCCAAATCATTATCCCTATAAACTTGACAAGGTTTAACTTGAACTAATGCTTTGTGAGCACCACGTTTACCGCGTTTATGAACACCAAGCTCGTACATATCTTTATATTGATTCGGAACCATAATAGCCGTTCCATTTGTATTAAACGGTTTCAAAAGAAACGGAAGTCCAGGTTCCGTAGTGATTATATACTTTTCAATTTCGTAATTATTAT